TCTATTTGCGGTTCTTCTTCTACTTCCTCAACAGTTTCTATTATCTCTTCTTTCTCTTCAACAATAAAATCTTGAACAGAAGGGAGTTCCTCTGCGTTCTCTTCTGTTATAAAATCTTCGACTGATGGAAGGTCATTATTGACCAAATCATCAATAGAAGGCAAGTCTTCTCTGGACATTTTATTAGTAACTTAAATACTTCGGGATTTCTCTCCCAAGGTTATTTAGGATCTTCCTTTAGTCCGTCCTTTAACATTTTTGCAAGGTCTGCAGTCGATCCAACAAATAAAGCATTATTGACTGTAGATGGTCCCTTGACCTTTTCTTCTGCTTCAACGTCCTTCAGTTTCTTTTGCAGATCCAATAACTTATCTGTTGCATCAGCAACATTTTTAATCAACTGACCTGCAACTTCATATGCTCTTGGCATCTCACTTTCTTGTGCAAGTTCAAGGACGCCGTTAAGAGCCTCTTGTCCCTTTTCTATGATAGAGTAAAGATTACCTCTAGTATATTCATAATCTTTTTTGATGTCATCAACACCCTCTTTTACCTTTTCAATTTTTTTCTCTACCACCTCTGGTTGAATAAGATCATCATCAGTGTTAAAAGCAGTATTCAATTCATTAAATTTAGACATTAGAATGTACCACTAAATCCAAAGTCATCACCAACCTCAATTAGAGCATTATCTGCAGCGTTGATAGCATGGACAGCAGATCCTCCAACATGAGTTTCAATTTGAGTTCCATCCTGACCTCGATTAACGGTAATCTTGTTACCACTAATTGACTTGATGAACATTTCCTCATCATCAATCGCAATATATGTTCCTTTAGTTAAAGTAGATCCATCTGCAACTTCAAAGGTCTTAGATGTTATTGACAGATCAGCACTAAGAGTTGTTGCTGCATCTCCTGTATAATTCTTTGTTGCTCTGGGTAAAGAGGAGTAAGAATATTCTCTGGTTGTATTTGTGGTATCTGTACCAGTAAGGTAACTGATAGTAGCCTTCTTGATAATATCCTTGGTCGCAGAGGATGCAGGACCAAACAGATATGTTTTCGCAGTAAACCTTAAGGTATAAAGAAGAACTCTTCTAGAAGTAAAATCTCCTTCATAATCATCTTGCATAGTAATGTTTTCTAACACCACAGGAATATCTCTTTTTTCCTGAAGTGCTTCAACCAACTCCACGGTGAGATTATAAGCTGGTTGAAAGTATGGTAAAATTTGTTCTACAATCTGAAGAGCGTCATCATTCAACTTTGACATGATTGACAGTTCAAATTGCATATTGTATGGAACAGGCATGAATGCCTTTTTGCTTTCTGTTCCACTGTCAGGATCTTTGACTGTGAATGTTTGAGTGGTGGTTACTTTTCTTGTGGGATCATAAGTTAATCCAGTAAACTCAAACGACATCCTTGGTAAGGTAATCGCAAATGGTTTATTCAGATCTGGAGATTGTTCTAATCTCGCTAAAAATTTCTGTGTAGGTCCATATGCTAAAGGAACTTTTACAACACTGACAACATTGTCCGAAGAATCTTCGTGTTTAATTGAAATGTTGTTAAACAGAGTACCAAAGGATATAATGGTCCTCCTCAAAATTTCGTTGTAAAAATACTCAAACATTTTTAAGTCCTACAATATCTTTATATTAAGATATTTTTATTTAGGGAATACCGAATGGGTTCTGCTCAGAGAAGTCTATGATAGCGTCTGCTTCTGTTTCAATGTTAATATTATCAGCAAATCCATCATCAGCAGGTTGATTATCTGATTTTCTTAATGGATAAGTTGCACCAGATGTAGAACCAACAATATTTTCACCAACAGTAAACTCTCCAGTAACGGTGCCAACTTCAAGAACATTTTCTGTCGCATCCCATGTTCTGACTCTGGCTGTGGTTCCACTAGAGGAACCTGTAACAATTTCATTAAATGCAAACGTGCCTGAACCAGAACTCTCTGGATTTCCAACAACGATTGTTGGAGCAACTGAATATCCAAGACCAGCATTGGTAACGTGAATTGCAGAAATAGTTCCAGCAGCACTTACAATTGCGATGGCAGTCGCTGATGCAGTTGTAATACCAGATTCAAATACCTCATCAGTAAACGAAATGGTAGGAGATACAGTGTATCCTCCACCACCAGAGGTGACTGTAATCAGACCCACCACACCATCACCGATAACCGTTGTTGCTGCTGCCCCCGATCCACCTTGACCAGACGGGACGCTAAACTTAACAGTCGGAGCAACAGTATATCCTGCTCCAGAATTTGCGACGTTTACTGCTTGTACTGATTGTAGTTTTGCGTTTGCATTAAGATTACAAACATTTATACCACCAATCATTGTTGCTATACCAACTGCTGTTGTGCCGCCAGCAGGTGCTGAAGTGACGCCAACGGTTGGAATGACGCTATATCCGCCACCTCTATTAGTGATATCGAAATACCTAACACCACCATCAAAGATAGCAGATGTTGCAGTTGCTGTTACTCCAGCACCAACCAAAGTAAGTGTTTGAGTTGGTCCTTGAATGGTATTGATACCATCATCAGTTTGTCCATCATAATCCTCACCAATGAGATTATTATCAATTTCATCTATACCAGTTGATATAACCTCATCTTCAAGACGGAAGAGTTCGCAGTAAAGTTCATAGACATAAAGGTTTTGAAGTTGGTAATATGGTTTTGCATATTCAACATCTTTGATCTCATAAATTCTATCATCAAGTGGGAACCAAATTAAGTCTCCACCTTTTGGTCTTGTGGATAATTTGATATTGGACTGATCTTCTATTAGAGGTGTAATATAATTTTCAAATCTTTCTCTTGATATAATAAGTCTCACTTCATCTTGAGACTGAATACCAAATTTTGATAAGATGTTTCCAGCACCAGAATATTGATCGTAGTTGTCAATGTATGCTTCAAGAGGTAAAGCTAAGTCAAACTTTGATTGAACAACCTCTCTAATGACAGTATTTTCTGTCATATATTTTCTAGGCAGATAGAAGATATCTACTCCATATGTTCGGAGTTGTTCATTAATCAAGTCCTGAACAAGATTTTGTTCAGAAGTCGTGCCTTGAGTGAAAAACGGATTTAACACCATGATATCAACCTATCATATCCAGTGGAGGAAGTTCATAGGTGTTTGACATCTGCTCCCTAATAATTTCTAAATCTTTTTCTGCATCATCATAAATTTGTCTTCCATTTAATTCGATTCCTCCGGGTAACTTAACACCTTGGAATTTAATTAAGTTTTGACCCCACTGCCTTTTTATAAGAGCTGTAAGATACCTCTTTAAGAAAGAATCATTATATACTCTGGTAAAATCATTTGGATCTAAAAGTCTAGTGCAATCTATAACAAGATAATCATCAACGCTAACAGATCCCCAATCAAGATCTAAGTAAAGTCTATCTTGTCTTTGATTAAATCTAATTTGTTTTTCTGTAGTGAGAAGAAAATCAATATCTTCAAGATATGTCTTTGTCATTGCATAAGTCAATAACTCAGTTGATCCCCAATAATAAATGTCGTTCAAAAATAACTGATATCTAACACTAAACATGTTATTAGTAACAGTGTTAGATCCGTCAAATCTGAAAATTTTTGTTATTCCGAGAACCTCAGGAGGAACCTGAAGATAGTTGCTATTCTCTTCATATTGAAATGATGTTGGAGTTCCATTAATAGAAGCACTAGCACTGGTAGTGACGATACCAACTTCGTTTGTTCCTTTTCCCCTATCAATATCTGCTTGCGTAATCTTATATTTTAAATATACCTGACCTACACCGTCAAAGTGTCTTTCATGAAAATACTGTAAGGCATCATCAACAAGATCATCTACTTGCTCATCGGCAACATTAATTTCAAGCACTGGAGCTCCCAGTTGCCTTTTGCAATAATTGATTAGATCCGCTCTACTTGCTGGTTTTGCCATTTATTCCACAAGTTTCCTAAGTGTATTTAGGGTGCTGATGAGACTGGATTATAAACGTACACGTTTCCATTAGCAAGCGTGTAAAAAGTCCCACCTGCAGCGACTAAAATATCGTAAACATATCTACCTTCTGTTGTTGCTCTGGTATCAGTTGAACCTAGAGAAATCTTCATTTTGCCATCATATGCACTAGTAAATCCAACAGTGAAAGATGAAGTTATTCCAAGTGTAGCTCCAACAGCAACACTCTTAGACATCGCTGCTGATCCAGAGTATCCTGTCAAATCAAAAGCGGCATTTGATGTTGTTTTGACATTCAAATTAACTTCAAAATCAGATCCACCATACATTGTCAAATTCAAACCATATGGCACTCCTGAATCTGGATCGAAGGTGATATTTTTAGTTGCCATCTGGTACACCTATTATGGAAATTGTTTCTTGCTGCTTATAATAAAGTTTTGCAAAAGATTTTGCAATATTCTTAAGCATTTCACGATCATCACAATTATCTATATCAGTTGCAATTTGCTGATATGCAAAACTTTTTGACAAGTTTTTTAGTTCGATAGTGTCAGGATCCATGTAATAACTCCTTTAGTAAAGATTTAATTTCATCAATGTCATCCTTCATGTTAGCAAGTTCTTGCTCCATGTTCTGTGTCTTATGATTCTTTTCACTTTTCACTTTACGTCTCGCAAGATATTGCTGATATTCTAAAGTGTTGACATTAACAACTGCATTTGTCTCAGGATCTCTTGCGAGATCCTTATGACCCTCTAATCCGTAAAAGTCCATTATGCTAGTGCAATCACTCTAAGTTCTTTGATCCTAGGAACAAAGCACTGACTATTGGATGCTAGTGAAATCTTCACTCTGTAAGTTCTGAATGCAGGGAGTTCATCCGCTGTAAACGTGTACTCTCTATAATCAAGAGCTTCACTATCAAACGCTTTTGTATTTGATTTGACAATGAAAGAATCAGACTCTCCATTGCTATTTTCTGCAGCGATTACTTGACCTTTAGAATTCAAATTAGAATAACCAGGGAATGGTGTAAATACGGGGTCAAGACCAACCTTATCGTTAACAGCATAGAATGCTCTAATATCAGCATCTTCTCCAATATGTGCAGACAATATAATTTTAATCGAAGATGCTGAATTCTCAAGAACAGTCTCTTGGGAAATGTATTGACATGCAGTTGGATCCTCTCCAATCGTATCTACTCTAGAATCTGTAGCATAGTTTGTAATAATATTATTGACTCTATTAGATGTTACAATGGCGTTCACTCTTTGAGCGTCAATAACTGGACTTATGCGAGTGTCAGTTGTATTCAGTGCCAAACTCATTTGCATCGACTTTCCACCAACAACATTAGTCAACTTCAAATCTTCATTTATCTTAGAAGCAATCATTCTTGGAGTGTCAAAATAATTCTTTTGATTAATTACAATATTCTCGAATCCAGCATCAACATATGGGATCTCATTTCCACTGAAACTCTTGCTAGTTGTTGTTCTAACAGTAGCACTAATATTTGTTCCAGTAACAGTGAGATTTTGAACTTGTGGTGTGATAATCTCAAATGGCATGTTTTGCGTGGCCCTTACCTCTCTACCACCAGTGGATTTATTTCCACCGATATAGAGTTTTGGATGACCAACATCAGTGCTTCTATCAGTTCCAGTGGTAGAACTCATATCCAATTTGACTTTATAAGAATCAAATGTAAATGGATCTGATTCGGTAACGTCACTCAAATCATGAGTTCTATTTACTCTCTTCAAGTTTATACCTGAGTTTTCATATTTAAATACTGGAGTTCCAACTGGATACGTTCTAGGATCTGTTCCTCTAACAATATCTCCACCAACATTATTGCCAGAGACATTTGTATATTCAATGATTTCTTCTCCAATCAGAAGGTATCCAACATTTGTAGTTCCGACTCCAACATTTTCAAATGTAGAGAATGTTGTTCCAGATCCAACAGCGATTGCTGACGTAGATCCAGAGGAATACTCTGCAGTCAACTTAGTTGGTTTAACATCTGGAAGAACTCCAGAAATAGCGACAGAGTTTTCTGTGAAATACATACCATGATTCTGATGGTTCACCTTAAAGTGAGTTCCCTCACTATCAACATTAATTGATGTAATCTGAACATCTCCACCTACACCGCCAGGAAGTCCATAATTAAGTTCTGTGCTAATTCCAGAACTGTTAGTGTACATGAGAGTTTTTGCTGCACCGACAACAAATTCTCCTTGAACATTATTGAAGACCAATTCATTAGTGATACCAATTCCAGCAATTGTCAATCTTGCATTTCTGCCAATGGTAGCAATACCGATTGTAGTAATGCCAAGAACATCTCCAACTTGATATCCAGAACCACCACTTGCAATTGTTGCACCACTTGCGACAATTGAACCATCTTTAATACTGATATCGGCAGTAGCACCTCTACCATTACCTGTAATGGTTACAAGGTTTACTCCAGAGAATGTAAAACTTCCATCAGCTGGAGTGTATCCAAGACCTGCATTACTGATAGTAAGATTGCCAACCGCAGATGCAGCAGATCCTACATAATCTCCTGTTGCATTAGTTCCTTGCTGAGTAAATGTATTACCCAATTCAAATCCAGAGTCAGCTACAGTAGTGCCTAAACCAACTCTAATTTGTCTAGAGTTCATGACGATTGGATCTGGAAGAAGTTTTGGAATCTGATTATTTCCTCTAGTCAACTCTGGACTGTAGAATTCGACAGATCCAGTTTCAACAAAGTCTGCTCTATAAAGAGTAAACTTAAGGTCTTCCCACTGACTTGGTTCCCATGTAGAAGCGTTTTGTGACTTAAACAAAGATCCAAGATATGGTTGGTTAGAAATAAACGTATCTGAGAGAAGATCGTTTTCACCAATACGTGAGATGTAAACACTATATTTGGTGGAGTTAGATGCAAGACATATGGCATATTCAGTGCCACCCTCTACATAAACAGGAGCTTTAAATTGAACATTAGTCGCAACTGATCCATCTGCAGAAGTTTCAATATCATCTGGATCAAGAACAATTTCAGAGAATGGAAGAACTCTAGGAGATGGAACTCCATTTTCCATTGATCTAAGTTGGAAGACAACAGGAACATCCATGTCGTCTTTTGTTCTGAAAAATACGTCGCAACTAGTTAAGAAACATCCAGTTTCATCTTCAACTAAGAAAGATTGAGCCAGTGGATCATACCAAGTGATAATTTGTTGAGTTCTTGTTCTTGAAGAAATAACTCTACTCTCAACAACTTCAGCATCAAGGACTCTGTTAATGTTTCTACTTTGGAACTCATTCTTCATTTCAACTCTTGCATTTCTGACAGAGATGATATTTTCTTGAACGGTTTCTAAAGTTCCTGTAGAAGCAAATCCTTCTTCTGCAATAGTTACTGCTTGATCCTGATTATTGTCAATATTATCAGTCAAAGTAAATGTTTTTGTCCCAGTTTCAAATCTTGGGAAACTAGCATTGTTTGGATCAGGAATGTAGTAACTACCAATCAATGTAGCAGATATGTCAGAGACAAGTCTTACGTTGGACACAGATGCGATAGCACCACTACTTTGTCCACGAAGAGTCATTCCTGATCTGACCCATCCATAGTATTGTCCTTGAGCTTCATTAGAAAGAGAGAAAGTATCAACGTTCAAAACAGTTGCTGTTGAAGAATAGGCAGCAGATAAGTCCTGACTATTATATGGATTTTGTCTAAACGTTTTTGTTGGTGCATCATAAGGACCTTCCCTATGATTAGATTGTGCCACTCTAAATCTAATAAATGGTGAAGATGGAAGAGTGTTAGATCCGATGTCACCAACAACTTCTGTCAGTCCAACTACAGTTTCACCGACTTCAAATGTGCCAGAGACCATTGTGATTTCCAATAACTTTGGAACACAGTACTTAGAAACATCAACACCATCAAAGAATGGATAAAGTCTTGTGAGCGGTTTAACTTTCTTAGAAACAAACTCAACGTTTCTAGATCTCATGAATGGAATGAGATCTCTACTAACAACTCTATCTCCAACAGACTCACGATCAAACTGTTCGGTAACAATGGTTCTAACACCATTTCTGGATCTAGTTCCCGTCATTGTTCCGGTCTGAATTCTCTCTTCGGTAACCGAATCCGTTACTTGTCTTGTCTCAACTCTTGTACGAGATCTACCCCCAGGGCCCTGGCGGTGAATAACATCAGGACCATTTTGAATAACTCTTGTTCTGGTTGATTCAACTATGTCAATACCAGTCCAGTTGGTTTCCCAGGAGTCCCAAGTAATAGGACCAAATCCTGTCTGGGGATCAATGACCCCATCATCAACCATATTATTAAAGGTTTCTGCGTAATTGCCCTCTGTTTCAATAATTTTTGCTTCTAGTCTTGCAGTATCAACCCAACTATCAGATGCTGGAGTAAGTTCAAGAGTTCCGTTCCAGAAACTAATCAAGAAAGGAGTTACACTTTCGGTTCTGGTAGCGAAATTTTGTTTGATGTATTCAACTTCTGCATAATCAAGAGTTAATATATCATTTTGTTTTCTAACGTTAGCACCTTCTACGGTAGAAAAGTTGAGATCTAAGGTTGGATCTGCATCTACTACAGGTCCAAAGATCATGTCAACTGAATTTGTATAATGTCTTGGTCTTAGTTCATTATACTTTCTATCAATTGCGTTGTTAATTTTAAATGCAGTATCTTGAGCTAAGAAATCATTGAAGTTATCTACAAAGAATCCAGACTTAAACCTGTTTAAACCCTCACTATCTGAAATAAAGAAGTTTGCAGTTTCTTTCTCTAAAAGTGAAAGAGTTGTGTAATATTCAAGACTCTTGATTCTATTTTCAAGTTCCTTGATATCCTGCATTCTAAATCTCTTATGTTGCAAGAAAGTGAACTTAGCATCTCTGACGTTATACAAATATGCTGGTAGTTCTACTCTACAAATTTCAAGAGAATCATCAACAGGATCTGGTTTTTGTGGGTTATCTGATGGTGTTCCATAAACAACTTGGAATTTACCTTCTTTGGACAGATAAACTCTGTCAATTCTTCCTTGATAATAAGAAACGTCTGTTAAAATTGCATCATCCGATGCAAGAGGATTTGCAGCAGATTGTCCAGATCCATCAAATGCTCTACCAAAAAACTCAAGTGGAGATCTTGAACTCTCTGAGACAGTGTGATCAGAGACTCTAGGTCTAATATCAATAATATCTGATGTTCTGAAGACGTTTACATTCTTAATATCATTGGTGTAATCTAACTGTGAATAAGAATTAACCGTTGTAATATCACCATCATCAGTGCTTGAGTATGATGCACTTGAGAAATAAATTTTTAACTGCTTCGATGGTTGAGTATAGTCTGATTTTCTCTTTATTCTTCCATGGTCATAGAAAGTATTTTCTTGACCAGTCTTGAAAGTGTAATTAGAAGAGATATTAAAACTAGGAGTTGATAATGTTGAAACCAGCGCAGATGCATTTGACTCTTCAAACTGTACCGTTTCACCCTCAACGAAAGCTATTTCATTTTTGTAAAGGAATGAAATAGATGAATCATTTAGTTTTTCTGCTACTATAGCTGCAGCACCACTTGTTTGTCCAACAAACTTCTCACCAATTAAAAGTTCTGCAGTTGTTGTTGAACTGGTATTAATCGATTGCAGCACACTTTGTGGGCAAGATGGAGCAGAAGTATCTGCAGATTCAAAAACTCCATGAATTTCGATGACATCTGGAGTATTCAACGAAATAATTTCATCTTCAACTCTTACACCAAAAGGATAACTACCAAAGATTAATCCGTTATTCAGAGTCGTTGATCCAGTTCCAGAACCAGACAGTTTTGATTTATCTACAATAATAGAGTTGACTCTATTTTTAATTTTTTCTTTTGCTTTTGGTTTTACTTTTCTGAGAGTTGCGATTAAAGTCGCACCAGTATCATCTGTTCCAAGGTTACGGATCAATAAAGTTTTACCGGTTGTTGCAATATCAAATTTATCTGCACTTAATGCTTCTGTTGATCCATCAGATCTAATCAACAAATATCTCTCTTCATCAAATGGCAAAAATGATTCATTAGTATCTGCCACCACCTGTGCAGATAATTCATTATTTGCAATGTTTACTGTGAATGTTTTTCTAATGCTCAAAGACGCATCGGCAAGATCGACATTAGAAACATTGATTTTAGGTAAAGGTGTGAATAAAGTGTCATCAGATGAAGGTGCTAATTCAGTGGTTAGAACCTTCAGATCCGTTACATTTAATGTTGCAGCTGGTAAGAATCCACTAGAAATGCCAGTAACTGCTGCGACACCTGCTACAGTAACGTGAGTTGTTCCAACGCTAGTAACTCTTGCAACAATCGGATCACCGTCTAATCCTGGTGTGGTGTCGCTGTATTGAATTAAATCATTTTCTTTTACGATAGTTCCTGGGAACAGTGTATTTGTACTCTTAATGGTGCTAATTCCACCGGAGAGAGGACTTACGGTCGCAATACCAACTGTAAATTTATTAGATTGAATTACATCAGCACTAAAGGTGTTAATACCAGTTGTTCCATCATTTGTTCCATACACAGACTTAGCGTCAGAAATAGTATGCTCAGTAATTGCTATAGCAATTCTACCGTCAGCAATTCCATTAAAGATAAGTTTTTCATTTGGAATAAAGGTTCCATTAGTTTCATATACAGTCATTGCTGTTCCAGCAGAAACAGCATGTCTTAAAAATCCTGTGGCACCACTATTATCTCCTTTGACAAATGTAGGAATAGATAAAGTGTGTGCCTGATTCAGAGCAATGTCAGTTGTTGTTTGTACATCATAAAGAGCAAGGTTCCATTCGTTCTCATTAGCATTGGAGGAACTATATGACCCAGACTCCAATCTGAAATCATACACCCTTGCAACACCAACTTCATTTCCAGGAAGAGTTTCTGAACTACTACCAAGTCTTTGATCTCTTAGACTTACAAAATATGTGTTTCCAACTCCGATTGTAGGTGTTCTATGTACCCGATTAATCCTTAAGGTTGGTCCAGTATTATAAATTATGCTTTGATCTTCTAACGTTCTGGTTGTTCTTGGTTTATCTACATCAAGATATACAGCATTGACGCTTTCAATCTCATAACCTTTAATGTATGCTTTACCAGGAGAGACTTTATATAATGCTAAATCATCAGTTGGTGTAACACCACCTGGAGTAAATTGACCTGAATTGAATATTCCTTCATTGCCGATATTATCATTTAATGATTCAAACGCAGTTATATCAAAAGCCTTTACATAGTAATTTCCAGATTCATCAAAAGTTCTTCTAGCAAGTGTATCGGTTACATCATTAAAACTAGCTCCTCCACCAAAGAGAGTCTTTCTAGATGTGGTTTGAAGAACACCATTAATTACTGTTGCCAATAAAATAAAATTATCATCATTAAAGTCATCAAGTGATTTTTTGAAAAGACTTGTGCTAATTCTGAGTCTATCCGCACCTGGTGCAGAGTAATTACTAAACCCCTGCGAATTATCATTCAGTTCTTCATCTAAATCTGAAGTGATAATTTCTTCATTAATAAAAAGACCAATTCTATAACTAGGAGTATTTGAATATTGATCTAAGATTAATGTCTCTCTATCTACATTGACAAAATTTCCTCTAATAAAGTAAACACCATTTTCAATTTGAAAAGCAGATCCTATCTGAGCCGCATTGGTTTCTATTGTTGCACCAAAAGGAGTTCCAGCAGCAATCGTCGTATTGCCCAATAAACCGGAGGTTATAACTTCACTGGATGAAAGTTGTTCACCATCAAAAAAGGTTTGAGTTGAGTTATTTGCAGTGCTAGATCCCAGATAATTTATATAAAGTGTCAAATTTCCATTTTCCGAGTCCTCTGGTAAAAGGACACTTTCAACAACAGCAGTTACTCCAGATGTTTGTCCAGTTATCTTTGTACCAACTACCTGATCCGCATATGCAGATACAGGAACACCCTGGAAAGAGTTATCCAACTGAACACAATAATATATTTGAGAATATCCAGTATTTCCTGGAATTACCTTAGCACCCTCTTTAAAGAAATGTTGACCAAATCTTTCAATTTGATTTTGCAGTATGGATTGAAGAGATGTTAACTCTCTAGCTTGGACAGGATATCCAGGTTTGAATAATACCTTATGATAATCGTTCGTAGGATCAAAATCGTCAAAGTAGGGTGCTACGTTGAGGTTCGTCTGCTGTGGCATAATTCTTTAGAACTGCAAAATAACTTTTATGTCTTCCTTTTGGTTTGACGATCTTGTTATAGATGGTCTGTTGTCAACGTAAATTATATTACCGGAGTGTTTCTTAACCTCTGGATTGGCAACACCACTCGTAAAGGTTTGACCAAGATAGTATGTACGATTATTTATTACGGTAGATATACCGGAGAAGTTACTATCGATTGATAAATCAACTCCAGTCGTAGGTGTAATGGTTACTGCTCCACCAGTTCCAGGAGAAGAGGTAAACTCCTCTAAATTAAATCCATATGTTGGTTGAGTTTGTGCAGTTCCTACAGTATTAAATCCTGCAAGGGATCTATCTTGCCAGTACTTAAGAACTCCAGTATTTTGATCATAACTTATAACTCTACCAACTGCTGTTGTGCCTGTTGATACAGTCTGAGTAAAATATGAATCCGCTGTAAAAATAGCAGTGCTATATCCAGATCCAACTAATTTAAGAGCACCCAGAGCACTAGCTTTATCTGCGGAAAGCAAACTAGTGGATCCAAACTGTTCTGGATTTTCTACAACACCAACTCTTGCAATTTGATTGCCTGTTATAAAGTCGGGATTATTGTTATCATTTTCAATTCTAGAATAAAGTAAGACATTATATGCTCCAAGTTCTCTATAAATGTCGGCACCATGACCACCTTGTGGCGGAATGATTACATCAAACGTTGGTCTAGTGGTTCCTGTTGGAACTCCACCAGCAACCAAATCAACATTTCCATAGGTATATCCAGATCCTTGAGCAGAAACTGTTACAGAACTAACCTGTTGATTTGCGTCAATAACAATAGTACATTCTGCTCCACTCCCATCCCCTTTAATTGGGACAGAGGTGTATGTAAAGTTTGCAGTTCCAAGTCCTACTCCTTTATTCGTAACCGTTACGATCTTAATCGATCCATCTACTGCGTTGTCTCTAACGGCAGAATTATCAGTTGCAGTTTCCCAGTCTGTTGGAACTGGCATGTAGTCTGTAGATTCAAACTTAGCAACATCACTTGGTTTGATAGTGTAGAGATATTTCCAAATATAACCATCACCACTTGTTCCCGCAGCTCTTGGTTCTAGATCAGTAAATGTTGGTTCATCCAAAGATGGTCTACCGGTTGCATTATCAGGATCTATACCATTTTGAAGACAAATGTAAACTCGGAAATCACTATTCATTACAAAATAATTTGCAAGATATAATGATGTTGATCCAGAAACTACAGCAGTATTTGACCTACTATAATCATGTCGATACATATCATAACTTGTACCCGATGACCAAGTTCTTTTAGGAACAACCTGCCTTGCATCATCAGTGTTAATTTTTTTCAATGCAACCATTGTATCCCAATAGTCGTTTTCTTGATCAAAATTATCCTTTGGCGAAGGAGGATCAGAATCCCAATCAGTCTGATAATCTGCTGGATTAGTCAATCCAATAAAAGAATAATATGAATTACTGGCGTTAGATACACCAGCAATAAAATTCTTTGCATTTAATATTCTAATCTGATCAGTTATAATGGCAGCCATTTTGGACAGAGTTTTCCTTTATTTATCCTGCGAAAATATAGTTTTTTAGTATGAGTTAATTCTGATGTTATTGAGTTCAAAGTTTCATAATGAATGCAAGAGCATAATATGGAGGTCTGTTTTCGTGTGCCTGACCACCACCTGCGGATCCAGTGTCAACAGCGGATCCATTACCGCTCGATGTGGCTACACCACCTGGAGGTGTTCCAGTACCCTCAGTGTATGCAGAGTGAGTGTGAGCTGGAAGTTGACTGACAGTAAGAGTAACCTCCGCTGATCCACCAGTATCTGCAATACTATACGTATCTCCACTTCCAACAATAAACCTATTTCTTAAATCTGGAGTTCCATTTGAACCATTACAGAGTGCCCATCCAGCAGGAACAGATACACCAGACCACATGATAATACCACCAATTGGAATTCCACTACCAGTGATGGTAAATGTACCACCCATTCCAACATGAGAGGTACACTGATAATAGAGTGAATCGGGAGCATCTTGTCGAACTTCAAGAGTTACAGTTCCGTTTGATGCTCCATTATTTGTAACCCCATCAGTATATGCGGATCCACCCGATCCAAAAGTTGATTGAATCTGAAATGGATGAGCACCCATTCCATTTACGAATTTATACGTTTTACCTCTTTGAAGATAAAGGGTTGGATCATTTTGCGATCCATCTAATCCAGGACCAGTGAATGTATAGTGGTTAGTGCCACTAGCACCAAGAGTCCATTGACCCTCTGTTATATCAGAAGCATCACCATAGAATGTTCCAGATGTTACAGATTGTGCCACAGATACATTTGTTGCAGTTACAATACCAGCAAATTCTGCGTTTCCAACTGCGGTAATTGTACCACCAACTCCAGATGCTCCAATTTCAAATCCACCTCTTGCGGTAACGATACCAAGAGAATCTACGTTGGTTACATCTTCATAAGTAAGAACACCAGTAAATGTTGCGGCAACACCTGTAATGTTTCTAACATTGATATCAGGTGTTCCACTTAATCCTGTTGCATTACCAGTTACATTACCTAAGAATGATGTAGCAGTGACAACACCAGTAACATTTACTCCAGTTGCAGTAATAATTCCACTTGCAGCATCAGCGGTGATAGCAGTTCCTACGGTTACTGATGTATAAGCAGTTAGAACTCCAACTGTTGTGACGCCACTAATGTTTACGTTGTTAGTAAAGGTGGCAGCCGTGCCAGTGACAATATTGTCAGTTGCTGCAATACCGGTTATACCCTCACCAGATCCAACAAATGATGTTGCTGTAATGATACCAGCACCTACATCAATACCAGTTGAGTTTGCTGTGATAATACCTGCAATAACTGCTGATGCAGCGGTTGCGACACCAGAAACTGCAAGTGTGGTAGTTGTAGTTACACCAGTAACTTCTAAGTCATTTTCAATCTTAACTTTCTTTGTGGTGCTAATTCCAGTACTAGTATCATAGTCAGCCCATTTGGATGATCCACCACTTCCACCACCTCCACCGGAAATAGAAACTTCAGAAATGCCAGTAATTCTACCATTAGAATCTACTACAATTTGAGCAACATTTGATGCATCACCATAAGTAGCAGCAGAGGCACCAGTTAATCCAGTCAGACTAGATCCATCACCACTAAAACTAATAGCAGTAATAATACCCGAAGTGCCATCCATAGTAATGGCAGTACCCACTTGCAGAGTTCCTTGTGGATTGGTAGTTCCGATACCAACACTAGAGAGAGTGTTAATACCAGCACTAGTTAGATCCCAAGTACCACGAGACAGAGTGCTTCCATTTCCAAAACTTAATGCATATAATTCAATAAAATTATCATTAATTTTTCCACCAGCTTTTCTTAAATTATCACCTGTACCATCATTTGGAGCTGAACCGGTGTTTATTCCCTGTCTTGCCATTATTCTTTGGGTTTAAAAATATTTATACTGTGTAGTTCTTAAATTTAAGAAAGCTATCTCTTATCAAAATATCAGAAGTGGAAATTCCAGCAATTCCTTCTAAAGTATGTGCAGTATAAGAATTATTCTTTGTCCTTGCGACAAGATCAATTTTACCCCAAGAGAACTCTCCAAAGTAATTTGAAGTTGATATACCACCAGCATATCCAGAATTTTCACTATGATCCATGGTTACTGTCTCGTCATCCATAAAAATTGTAGTAACACTAAAGTTAATAGTTCCAATACCACTCAATTCAGAATTAACTCTCAAGACATTTGTTGAAATTCCACCAACATTTCTAGAAACAACTGAAACTCGTTTTGCTTGATGCACTGTATCAATAAATTGAGTTGCAAATCCTATCTGATTACCTTCATTATCAAATGTTTCAATTGTTGAATTTCCTTCGACACTAGCATTTGAATTAAAGATAGTGAAGTAATCGTTAACAGATATAGAACTTAAAGTAACAGCAGTTCCAACTAAGTCAGGATCTCTAAGGAAAGAATCATATGGAATATGAAGATCCACAATTACTTCATTGACTCCACTAATTGTTGTAGTCCCAAATCCAACAATAACTCCAGAATCACCAACATAAGAAGAAACATTACATGCTTCCTCAGAATATGCTTGAGGTTCAATTAATACACTTGGAGGATTACTGGTAGTATATCCAGTTCCAGCATTTGTTAAAGTAATAGAAGTAACTTCACCCGATGTTAGAGTTGCAGTTGCAACCGCAGTTGTACCCAAACCAATGGATTGAGATGTGCTACCGATAGTAACTGATGGTACGGAATCATATCCAGATCCACTTTCTGTTATTGAAATAGAAGAGATAGTACCAAATTCAGAAACAACTGCAGTTGCAGCAGCAGCTACCTTAGTTTCTTGTTTTATAAACTTAATTTTATTTTGGAATGTAAGACTTGTATCATTCTCGTTTTGAGAGTTAAATATAGGTCTTAAATTATCAACATAGATTGCTGTAGATCCCACTCCAACAGACTTAATAATGTATGCACTTGGGTTAATAACTGGTTCATAAAGTTCTCTATCCTTACCAACAGGAATATCATTGATAAAGACATCTTCAGTTTGTCTACACCAAACTACTGGTCTTTCTAAAGTAACATCTGCTGTGTTTCCTGGTCCAGAGTATGGATTTGTTCCAACTAAGTTAGTTGATTTAATTTGATCGACTACTCTCTCATCTTCATCCAAGGAAGATGCTTGTCCAATGGACGCATCATGCATGATTTGAAGAGTGTCTCCCTTCTTAACAGTTTCAATTATATTTCTAAAGATAACATCAGTATCTCCAGTTCCTTTGTAGAACAAGATGTTAATAGAATCACCTATTTTTGGTGCCTCTGTAAATGTAATGATACTTCCACCAGTAAATGTATATGCCTCACCTGGAACTTGAAGTATGTCATTTACAAATATGAGTAGAACGTCTTGAACGTTAATTTTAGATCCTTTGCGAGTAACAATGGAAATTCTGTTTCCTGCTTGGAAAAGTGGGAAGTCTTTTCTAGTTCCATCAATAAAATCTCTAACATTATCAAGAGCTTGAAGTTGCCCAACTGACCAACCAGAGAAGGCATCATTAAAGACTTCATCTATAGTAAGTTGGAATTCATTTGCAGTAGAGAAAGATGATGTCGTTGGTATACCAGTAAGTCCACCAACGGGAACTGTCAATATTTCACCATTACCAAATCCATATCCAGTATTTCTAAAGGTAAAGTCAATGACACTAGATCCTTGACCAACTACAATATCAACAACTGCGCTGGTTCCTACTCCAACAACACTTGAAGAAGAATAATTCAAATGAATATTAGAGTAACTTAGTGGATCGTCGATTACAACATCAAGTGGTTTATTGACTTTACCACATCTTGCATAGAAATGTTTTCTAGTTGAAATACCAGTGTTTATTTCAAAAGTTGTACTGTCAATGACTTTAAGAACATTTGTTCCGTCTACTGCTGGGTCATTTCCGCTAGCAGAATTGTTGATTGCTCTTGGTGCAATAAGAACAGGTTGAGCAGTTCCTCCACTTTGGAAGAAAGTTGGAACTGTAGAAACACCAGCATTGATTTCAAATTCAGTGGAACTGTTAACTGCAGTTACCTTAGCACCACAATAAACAGGGTCTGTTGTTCTTGGATAAGTATGAGTGGATGACCCACCATCAAGTCCACAAGTAAATCCAAGACCGGTCAGAAGAACGTCACTCTTTTCTCCAGTAGTAGAAAGGTTATGAGCAGCTGATGTGGTCACAGTCATAATGCCACTTACGTTATTATAAATGGCGTTAGTGACATTAACTGGTCCTGCACCACTATAATCACATGTGAACGCTATACCAGAAACAATAACTTGATCATCGAAAGACAATCCATGTGCAGTTGATGTAGTGACTGTTGTTAATCCGGTTATTGAATTATAACCAACATTTGATATATCTCTTGGTGCATAGAATACCTGGGAGTTTGTAACCGCAACTCCAGTAATATGTCCACCAGATATTGATGCAGTTCCGATAGAAACAATGTTCGATCGTGCTGTAGAATCTGTTCTGATAGCAACATTAACAGTCGTTTGTATTCCAGCTCTATATCCAGAACCACTGTTACCAATGGCGATAGAGGTGATGGTTCCAGAGGCAGATACAACAGCAGTTCCACCAGCAGATATGAGTGGTTGATATCCAAGACCTTCCTCAGATCCAACAGAAACAATAATTCCACCTTTAGGGAAACTAGAGATTCCTACATCTGGACCAAGTGGAGATGTTTCTGTACCCTGGAAAGCAATCGTAGAAATTCCAGCAGACTCATTAATGATATATTGGTCAGAGAGTCCTGGTGCTTGGAATACACTGTTGATTAAGATGATTCCATTTTCTGTAGAAATTCCTGATACATTAGATCCGGTTTGTTTTAATGTAAATTCATTTTCCGTGCCATTGAACTGATCCGAAATATTATCAAAGATATAGTTTTTATGATAGGATTCATCGGAGGTGTTTTCAATGCCAGATCTCATGAAACTTCTACCTTGGAAACTAGAACTGGTTGATATTCCAGTCCAATCTCTTTCATCTGGTGGATTTGTTGTAGAACCAATAGGAACATTTCCAAATGGTGCCTCTACAAAATTAAGATGATTATCAACGATGTTATAGTTGCCAGTAATCTTGGTTACAAGTGTTCCGGTTCCATATCCAGATAAGACCGTGCCTAACCAAGGTCTACGTACTCTAATGGCATTTGTTGATCCAATACCAACACCTTCAATTTTCATTATCTCTGATCCTATTTGTATCAAATCAGATCCAAAGAAAGATGTTATGCCGCTAAATTTTATTAAATTGTCAACGTCAAAAACTTGCTCAGCAAGAGTAGTTGTTACCGAAGTGGCCACAACTGGTGACTGGATAAGATTATCCAAAGCAACAAGCACTTTGGCATTCTGGTTTGTTGAAATAAATCTATGGGATGTGCCAATACCGACACTTTCAAGTTCAACAATTTCTGGAATTGATTTAAGTGCATTTTCTGCGCTGGTGGCAATTTTAATGTTGTTGTCGTCAACTTTAACTGCAAACAGATTGTCTCCGGGCAAGAATGTAGTATTAGCAGCGCCAACAAATGTTGTTGTTGCAATACCGACAGCAGATGAAGCTGTTCCAACATGAACATATCTAATTTTTTCACCACTTACAAAGAAGTGATTTGGAATCTTAATTGCATTAGTTGTTACGTTAACAATATCGCTATCATTACCTAAGAAATATCTTTCAAAAATAGGTTCGTTTTCATGAGTTAATGCAAACTCTCTCTTAATGTCAGATTCCGTTCCAAAATATTCTCCAAGTCCATCACCAATAGATGCATTTGTAAATCCTACACTGGAACTATTATCGGAGTTATCATTGACAGTCAAAGCATTCATGTAAACATTAACTACAGTGTCAATACTTGCATTTGGAGTAAACACAAGAGAAACCGTTCCTGCAGCAGAAACTCTTGATCCAAATGTTCCAAGACCTGATGCAGTTTCAACGTTTGCATATTCGGTCATGTAGACATCATATGAATTAGTTGTGTCTACATAATCGTCAACCAACACAATTTCCGACATTTGAGTGGAAGTATTAGTTGTATCAATAACTTGTGCAATAAAGTACGCACCATCATGATCATTTTGATATTCAGCGACCGTAGTAATTCCTGGAGTTCCTGACGCAGATATACTTGTCGTTCTACCTTCAAGTCTAGATCTTCTCAGATTGATAGTTCCTATTCCGGTGGAGGTATCTGTTGCAAGTCCAACAGTGACTGTGTTAACAGCACCAGTTGTTCCAATACCAGTAGCCGTTGGAATAAAGTCAACTTTTAACGTTGATCCATCAAGATATGCATAATATGTTCCAACACCGGTTATTGCATATTCTCCAGGACTGGTTGATAATCTACCGTATTCGAGAATTTCTACATTTGTTCCATCGTGAACAATATTTAATTCAATTGCTTCAAATTCATTTCCAGAAACATCAGTGTTGATGTTAACCAGAACTTTTGCAGAAGTATAAGTGTTTGCAATAGAAACGATGGTTTTAGTTGTATTGGATGGAACTTCAACACTCTTAGTATCGATTAAAACAACTCCACCAAGACTTGTGCTTCCAGTGCTCAGAACAGTATCTTTTATATTGTATCCGAGGGTAATAATATCGTAATCATTAATAGTAGAATTACTTGGGTGGAATTGCAATTGTGCATCAGAACCAGCAAATGCAAAGTCAAAAGATCCTTGATCATAATGAGTTTCAACTCTTGCATATTGATTCATGTATCCATTAGATCCATCATGCAGTAAATCAACCAGCATCAATTGTCTTTGAGCTACGAATCTCTTGTCTCTTATATACGTTATGTACTTTTGAAGTCTGGCATCTGATAATGGTGTGGTTGCAACTACACTGAAATCTGTTGGTCTTGGATTACTATTAAATTGACCACTCAGATCATCGATGGAAAGAACCCTATTTCCAACAGATTCAAAGAAATCAGTTAAGATTCTATTTGAGAATATAATTTCATTTGAAATTGTCTTCGTATTTTGATTTAGATTATTTTCTGCAACTAAATCAAAATCATAAACACAGTGTAGACTTGCAAATCCATCTAAGTGATTAACAGCATCTAATGTGGTAAGAGCAGTTGTGAGACCAACAGACATGCTGTTCTCATTCACGGTTTCCAATTGATAATCAGAGAACTTTCTGAATCCTAATGTGTGATTTAAACTAGCAACAGAATCGTTCCAGGTATCATATGGAACTTTAGACTTAATAGAGTATGAGAAGTTTTGATAGTAGAAACTATCTTGAATTTTTTGAATATCTTTATTTAAGAATCCAGTGTCGTTTTGCCATCCTTGTGCTATTTTGGATGATGTTTGCAAGTTTACATACTCTACATAAGATTTGATAGAAGAAGCGATTCCCTGAGTTTTTGAACTTGTTCCCTCTATAATCTCTCCAACTTTAAACTTATTGTCTGAAGAAACTCTTAAGGTTACAACTTTTGTATCCCAACTATCAACAACTCCTATTGCAGAATCAGATTTAACTGTCTCTCCAACAATGAAGTTATGGGTATCTAAAAATACATCGAAAGATGGGAATCGTTTTTGTGCCAGTATCTTTCCAGAAGAATTTACAGAATCAAATGTTCCTGGAATTTCACTTCCAACGAGAAGATCAGAAACATTGAATGACACATCACCAATTCCACCCAAGTTTTCAGTGACTCCGGTCACTGAGAACAGTTTATAATCATAAGCGGATGAATTATATCCTTTTCCTGTTGATCCAACACCAACACTAACTCCCTCTACAAGAATTTTGTCTCCAACTGCAAATGGGAAAGAATTAATTGTGCTGAATCCAACTGATAATGTTGCAGTTGCAATTCCAGTTGAAGGAGTATATGATATTGAACTAATACCAACACCAGCTCCACTTTCAGTAGGAATGATGGTTGGAGTAACGTTACTCATCCCTTTTGTATTCTGAAGGATTTCAACTTCAGATACTCCTGGAGTTACTTTAAAATCTACATCAGGAACTACCTTCCCAGTTACTCCATCAATAACCACCAACTTGGGTGACACCATGAATCCTCTGCCGAAGGACACAATTCCAATAGAATCGAATGAAGCAAGAGACTCTATTTTTATTACTTGTGGGAAAAGGACGGTTGGATCTAAAGTTCTATCTGATGGATACTTGAATCCAATATCCTTAAGTGATACTGATTTTACAGATCCAATGCCAACTCCAAAAGTTTCAAATTCTGCTCCATTTCCAGATGCAGTAGTTACAGTGGTTATTCCTGGTAGAGAATAATAATTAGCTCCTGGATTTGTTACCTGTATCTCAGAGATAGGTCCATAAGTATGAGTACAATCGGTCTCATATGAAATATCAGCAGATGATCCATATGATGGTTTTTCTGGAACTTCTGGTAAAGTATAAGTGAATGAAGTTGTTGTTCCTAAAGTAATGACATGTTTACCATTATACAAACTTTCTTCTATTCTTATTTCACTTCCAGAAACAATTTCATCGTCAACGATAATGTTTCCTTTTGCTTTGGGTACATCTGGAACATTTTTTTCTATTAAAACATCCAATTTGTAGTATAAAATTTCTGGGATGTTTTTATTAACCGTCAAAGTGGCTTTTGCTCCCGCAGTTCCTACCTTTCCTGTTTTTATTAATTCAAAGGTATTGTTAGTTCCCGAAGTGTTCCAAACTTTTGTGAAATTTTTATCAGTATAGAGATTAAATTCAAAAGCTGAATATGTTGTCCCTTGTCTTGTATACGCAAGAGAAGAATCGGAAAGATCAAAAGTTATAGTAGAATCTTTGTAAAGTTCAATTGGAGGGTTGATTGGATTAATTGTTCCAAGCGATGCGCTGGTTATTCCAACCACAATTGGTTTTAATTCGGTTGAATCAAAATAAGTATTTGATAGTTTTAATGTATTGTTGTCAACTTTAACAACATAGTACATTTTTTCATTATCCAGACCCACGGATGGTGCTGAAGAAGTATGAATAATTTTATCACCAGTCTTAAATCCATGAGAAGGTAATGTAATTGCGTTTGTCGAAGTATTAACACCTGCAGTTACAAATCCAACTGGATTGATTACTATTCTTCCATTGTTGTCATTATATTTTACAGTTACAATTCCAGTGTTTTGTGGATTTACTTTTACAAAAATATTGTGAGGAGCACTAAGTCCATGAGTTTCTGCTGCAGAAACAGTAACTATATTTCTTTGGACCTGTCCAGTAATTACGTTATAGTTTGTTGTGAAACTATGAGTATCACCTGCACCAACTGATCTAAAGAATAATGTAGAGGAATCTGTGTTGGCTCCACCTACAAATGTTCCAGTAGTTCCGAGTCCAACTCTAATGGTCGCAATTCCAATTAGATCATCAGATATTTTTGCAACAAATAAAGTTTGACCATCAGATAAAGTTGTCCCCACTCCAACGTTTGTTTCATCCTGGACAATGATACCAGATCCACCAGTGCCAGGGGAATATGTAATTTGATCTCCAGTCTTAAGGTTATGATTTTTAATGAAAATGCTCTTAGATGGAATAAATGCCTGTGTTATTCCTGACCCTGGGTTTGCAAAAGAAATCGTTGTTCCAATACCAACACCAGCGGTTGTTCCCAAACCAACTGCACTTGATGGATCAAAGTAAATTTGTCTGTTTAGACTATAGTTATAATCTGTGTTAAAACCTGCGTTAACTTTAATTTTTCTTGGAACTTCATAGATGAACTTACCAATCGTGTGAGAGGACCCTGTGGTGCCCTCCACTGCCCTCAAAACTCTAATTCTAGAGGATAGGGTGTCTACGTTCAATACTTTTATTTTCTCATTACCAACTAAGAGAATGTCATTTTCTCTAATACTTGGGTAAGACAAATCTCCAGTTACTCTGAAGAAGGTTACAATTCCAGTAACACTAGGAGCTCCTAT